TACGATAATCATTTTTTGTTGAACTGGTGAAAGAGAATTTAATTTCTCTAATAGCTTGTTAAATTCTATAATTAAGGTGGCAACAATGGGGCGTAAATTTTCTCCAAATGTCTGCATCAAATTTCTAAATTCAGCTTCAGTTATTCTTCCCTGATTTGCCAATCCTTTAGAAGTTTCCGCAAAATCGTTGATTGCTGGATTTAATTTCGAATCTAGGGCAATGGCATTCAAAATAATAGCGCGTTGATTGGCGGTCAATTTCTCTGTGTTCGCATCAACCAAGCCATTAGCGGTTCCATATGTCAGCATGTACTCATTTGTGATGAACGGGAAATACCGTTGGATCGGTTCATATTGTCCACGAATGGCACTTTGCCACGCTACCGCAACATCTTCCACGCGCGCATTATGAAAAGATGCCAAGTCCGCGAAATGTTTAACTGCACCTTCAGCCAATTCTGTAGATTGTTTTATTCCCATTCCGCCAGCAGTTAATGCGGCACCGATCGAAGAGGCATAATCAAGATATTGAGTTCTGCTTACACCTAATGCAGTTGCGGCTTTATTGGCATTTGAAACAACACTATTTGACATTTCGCCAAATACTACAACTGCTTTATTTTTTGTCTCTTCAAAATTGCTTGCCGCTTTGATGGATGCCGCGCCCGCTGCTAAAATGGGCAACGTCAAACCGATGGTCATGGCTTGCCCGGCACGCTTCATCCCTGCGCCAATATTTTCGCCCGCGCTTGCCAAAGATTCAAGACCGGCTTTGCCCTGCATGACTGCACTGAGCAAACCTTTGACATCTAACGCAACTTTTCCGTATGCACTACCTAATTGGATCGCCATATGCCATTCTCAGGGATCTTCATCCGCTTCGTTACTTTGTTTTTTGCGCTTCGATATTGCCTTGGTTGACCGCTCACCGCTGACCGCTGATCACCCAATCCATCGAACGCCTCTTTGCCTTTATTCAAATTATTCTCGACCCGCCGCCCCACCATCAGCGTGATCTCATTAAACTGCCACGCGCCCCACGGGGATTCAAGTCCCATGATCTCACTGGGTAACTTGCCGTAGGCTTCCGCCTGGTTATGCAACCTGAGCAGGTTCTGCTTCTCCTTCGCGAAAGGAGCGCATCTGCTCAGCCTCCCGATTCAAATGATTGAACAAAAATAACTTATCTTCGCTTGGAATTTCTTCCAACAGGATATGCTCCGCGTCTGCCACATCGCCGATGGCGGGTTCGACCAAACATGCCTTCGTCATCACATCCAGCATCTTCCCAAATTCCGCCGCGTTATCCATCACGGCTGCCTGCGTCTTGGCTTCGTCGCCGTTCGCCTGCGCGATCACATCCATCAACGTATTCGGGATGCGCCCCGTCAACGCCAGATCGGTCAACGACACATCCCGCACCTTCACATGCAAACCGCTTGGCAAATCCAATTCCTGCAACCGCCTTGCCCGCCACTCCGCCAAATTCACGCGCTTATCTTGCGCCGATTGCTTCAAACTTAATAATTGCTTTGACATAATTTCTCCTGAAGGGAGAAGGATTATTCATCCTTCTCCCTTCATCATTCATCATTGTTCTATGGTGCCGTGGTGAAATCGTACACGGTGTTCGCGAAAGCCTGACCATAGATATCGGTCACGCCTGGAACGATGATCAAATACTGCTTGTTCGCCGTGAGGCTGGAGGACGGGTTCAACGTCACCACCTTGCGGCTGCCGCTGATCGTGCGCACCACGGTAATTGCCGCAGCGGTATCCGCACGGACGAGCACGATGCCATTCTCCGCGCCTGCTGCCAGTGCGTTGTTGAACGTCAGTGTGATGTCAGCGGTGATGTCAATGCCAGTGGCGGCGTCCGCAGGTACCGGCGTGCATGTGATCGCGGACGGGCTGCCAGTCGCTCCGGGTAGGGCAGAGGCGGTCTCGTTCTGGACCCATTCAAAGATCCCGTTTGAACCGTCATCGATCGCCAGTCCCTTGATGGTTGCCTTCTGCAATTCGCCGTATGCCAGCGGTGCATCGAGTCCTTCGGTGACTTTGGCTTTCCAGATGATGCAATGGATGTCATCATCACCGTCGCCCAGGCTCTTGCCGTAGATCTTGAAATACGGCAAGCGGACTGCGCCCGCATGGACGAGCGTCTTCACTTGATCCGGCGTGATGCCGGTTGTGGTTGTGGTGGTGCCGTACATCAATGCCAGCGCCTCAAGCGGGAGACCGGTTGCTTCCAGTTCCCATTCGACGCCCTCGCGTACAGCCACAACCGTGGACAACTTATCATCGCCCACACCTTCCGCCGATTTGATGCGTTCCTTGAAGGTCAGCTTCGTTGCGGCAGGCAGGTCCACCTGAGTTACACCATCGATGGAAGTCAATTTGATGTCGCTCAGCCCGTAGGGTGTTGGATTGGTATCTAATGCCATTTTGTTTCTCCTTTTCTAAATTTATCGTCGCCGTTTGGCGATTATCGCCGCCTCTTGGCGACGAATCTAAGCGAGCCGAGCGCACAATCCAATGCTGTATCTCGCTGTTGATTCACTGCAATATCGAACTCAATATTCCAAACGCTGGTCCCGATCTTATTTTCAGACATCAGCGTAAAGACCAAATCCATCGCCGCTTCGATCACGGCATACCCCTGGCGTTGGTAAAAATAAATCGTCAACGGGGAATTGACCGAGTTCGCTAGTCCGCTTTTCAGCCGCGTATCCGTCCCATACTTGATCAACGCACACGGCATGATCTCCTTCGTAGTGCTATCGAACGCACCCGGCGTATTCTGGCGCGAGATCTCTTCCACGTTGTTATGCAACCCCCCGGTCAACAACGCCATCAGCGTGCCATTATTTTCAAGCGCGGTTTTTACTTCATCCGAAAGACTCATTCTTTTGCCTTCATCATTCCGCATTCATCATTCATCATTTTCACTTGAGCCACTTCTCCAAATTGTCACCGAACAACCACACCGCCAGATTGATCGCATTCGGCATAATGGATTTATTCACATCGCCGCCGATCATCTGCTCATACGCATCCATCTCACTCCACGGCTGACTTCCATCCATCCAGCCTTTCAACGAAGCTGTGAACGTGGCTTCATCCATCAGCACCGCGGTCTTATAGCACAGACAATTCGGATGCAAGGGCAATTCGATCATGCCCACATCGTAAATCCCTTCGCCGTTGACGCCCGCTTGCACCGTCTCATCACAGATATCGGTTTCAGGATGCGCCGCACTCAAATGGATCTGTTCCTGTTTGACCCACGGCTGCGCGGCGAGGACCTTATCCGTTGCCAGGGCATGGGCTTTCTGGATTTCAGTCCGCGCCAAACGCAGCGCATTGTATGCCACGCCGCGCCCATCACACGGCGCTGAGACCAGCCCCCCCGTATCGCCTGAAGCGATCTCGCCTTTTGTTTTGCCATACAGCCTCGTCGAAGTCCATCGCGGACAATCCTGGTTCGCGCCCAAAAATTGCTCCAACTCCTGCGCAATATTCCAAGCCGAATCCTGATTCGCAATGCCCTTCATCAACACCACGTTCATCGCATCCCGCGCCTCGCGGTCAATGTTCCACACCCGCGCGGACAGATTCAAACTATCACCATACAACCACTCGCCCGCCGCGTTCAACAACACCGAAAGCTGCGGGCTGAATACACCGTCTTGAACTGCCTCAGTTATGTCATGCTGAGCGGAGCGAAGCATCTCATTCTTCATTCTGCCTTCATCATTCAGCATTGGCACGATCATCCTCTCATGCACCACCGCCAGCACCCCAAACGGAATACTCGCCGCCTCCACCCGCACCTTCTGAAACTCATCACTCCACGTCTTGAACACATCCCCCCATATCTTCAATATCTCATTCTGCGCCGCGAAACCACTCGACCCATCCAGCTCCTGGTCCTTCCCCGCCTGGTCCATGATGATCGCCTTCGCCTCTTTCGTGAATTGTGAAAATAGCTCGTGTGTTCTACCTGTGAAAAACAAATGCAACCGCACCACCGCCTTGAACGAAGCGTTATACATCCGCCCCAGCGGGATCTTATCCAACTGCGCGATCAACTCCGCACTCTTGGATTTCTCGTTCAACTCAATCGGCTTCAACATCACACTCATCACTACTCTCTATTCTCTACTCTCTAAATACTGATCCCTTGCAGACTCTTCGCAAACTGCTCCGCGCTGAAACCGTCACCGCTCATAAACTCCGCATCCACATTCTTCAAATACATCGCCGCGATCGATTGGATGACTTCTTCCTTCACACCCAAAACCCGCAAGCGTGCCAGACCATCAGCCAGATCGCGCAGGTCCGCAGGTGTCAACGGCTTCGCAGTCCGCCAGATAATTTCATAATTGATGCCCGCCGGTAAAATGCCCTTCAACAACCATTGACGTTCCAACAGCGGCTTGATCACTTGCGCGGTCAACCATTCGCGCCCCTGCGATAACGTCTCCTCATACTCTTCTTTTTTCTCGCCCAAAATATCGCGATTCAAGCCTTCGCCGAACACCAACAACTCCATCGGCACATCGCTCGAAGCCATCATCGTGGCAACATGGTGATTCACATCCCCGATCTTATCGATGTTCCCATCGCCCTGATGCACATTCAGCGAGCCTGGCTTATTCGTGAATAGGTCCGTCACCGCAACCAACTTCCCAAATGCCGCCTTATTATTTTCCTTATAGGCTTCTACATCCGCCGCCGAACCTTCCACGATATGCTGCCGCAATTGCGCCCCGCCCATCTTGCGCCGCACTGCCACATTCAACTCGCCATCCACCACGCGCTTCC